TCTTACGCTCGGATGGTCTGTACGTATATGTCTCGGTTCGCCTTGGTTGGGACAAGTGCCGCGATGCCTGATCCCGCCGAGTTCACCCGTGACGACTTCCTCCAATGGACCGATCACCCGGTAACGCTTTGGGTAGCGCGCGCCTGCGGACTGGAGGCCAAGCGCTTGCAGGATGACTGGCTCAACCTGTCATGGGTTGGCGGAAAGGCCGATCAGGAGCGGCTGATCGAGATGCGTTCGGCTGCTGCGACGTTGGAAATCATCGCATCGCCGACTTATGAGAGCGTGTGCGAGCTGCATGGCACGGAGCCGGTTGAGAGTTAAATAGCGCCGAAGAGTCGGCATCAGAGCGGAGGCCGTAGTGGCTGATATTGAATTGAGAGACGCCGGACAAGCGGACAAGCCTTTCTGGGCGGACAAGCTGGATTTGGGTGACAGGTACGGCGTCGGCACATTGCCCATGTTGCAGGGCTCACCCCACGGCATTTGCATTTTCCAATCCTCGCCGGATGGTTGCGATCACTTCATGAATATCGGGCTTGATAGGCTGGAAAAAGCTGTCGAGTGGGCGAGGGGTAAGGTGGCATGAGCGGCATTCCCCCTCTCAACGATTGCAAGCCGGGCATCCGCGCCACTGGCTTTACCCTTATCGTCGCGGTCGAAATCGTGGACGAGAAAAAGGGCCAGATCTTCATTCCCGACACGGTCAAGGCGAAAGAGCAGATCGTGCAACAGCGCGGTCGCATCATCTCCATGAGCCCGGCTGCATTCGATTTCGCGGATTTTGGCGACGATGCCCCGAAGGTCGGCGATGCGATCATTTTCAGCAAACTGGCCGGATTCCGGACGGAGGGCGCCGATGGCAAGGAATTGCGCGTCATCCAGGATCGCGATGTAGCTGCCATTATCGAGGAGGACGCATAGCATGGCCACCCAGCCGATCGATGACACTGGCGCGGATGATGCCGGACCTGCCAACGACGGAGCCCCCCAACTGAGCGAGGTCGAAACCCTTGCTGTCGAAATGGGGTGGAAGCCGAAGGTCGATTATACCGGTCCTGAGGAGAAGTGGCGCCCCGCGAAGGACTGGATCAAGGCCGGCGACAACATCGCCAAGGGTCTCAAGGACGACCTGAAGCGCATCAAGGACAATATGTCCCGCATGGAGCGCGCCGGCGCGATGACCGCCAAGCGGATGCTTGATGAGCAGCGGCAGGCTATTGAGGCTCGCTTTTACGAGGCGATCGATAACCAGGATAAGGCTGGAGCCACCAAGGCCGCCAATGACATGCGCGCCCTTGAGAATGAATCGCGCGATCCGGGCGAGGATGTGGAGGCGACCTTCGCCGCTGAAAACCCGTGGTACGGCAAGGATGAGGACGCGACGGCCTATGCCATCTCCGTCTCGAACCGAGAGGCGCGGAAGGGCAAAACTCCTGCCGAGCAAATCGAGGCGGCGGCGGCAGCTGTGCGCAAGCGCTTCCCCGACCTGTTCGAGGACGACCACAGGCCAACGCTCACGGTCAAGAACCCTCCTTCGGTCAATGAGCGGAACGCGCGCACCGTGGATCGCGCCAAGGCCAAGGACTTCGCCAGCCTTCCGGTCGAAGCAAAGCGCGGCGCCGATGAATATTTCAAGATGTTCGAGGGGCGCGGGTTGAAGGTGGATCGCGCCAAATTCGAGCGCGAATATGCCGAGGAATTCTACGCGAACGCGGGCTGAAATAAAATCGCTTGCATTGTGCCCATTTTTTAAGCAGAAGGATCATTGACTATGCCGAGAGGCGTACGACGCAGCCCGGTTGCACAGGCAACCACCGAGCCGGAACAGACCCCGGCGCTGTCCACTCCCTCTCCGCGTTCGATCGAGACGCGTCGTGAGCGCCGTCGCAGAGACGATGGTGATCTGGACGGCACGGGGCGAATGAAGCTCGCCATTCCTCATGAAGTGCAAGAGCGCCTCCGCGCCGAAGGCAAGACATCCCGCTGGATTCTTGACGACGGAAATCGGCTCATGGCCACCCACGCGAACGATTGGGACAAAACGCCCGGTGTCGCTGCGGTTCCTGCCGGCGAAGGCGATCTGAAACTGGTCCTTCATGAGAAATATGCCGACTGGTGGGAATCAGACCAGCGCAAGAAGACTGTCCGTCTCGACGAAATGGACAAGGCTATCGAGCGCGGCGAAATTTCCGGAGACGGCTCGAACGTGGCAACCGAGCAGAATCAACGGCTCGCGCGCCACAACCGAATTTCACGGGGCTGAGCTTCATTGATCGGCCCCTTGCAGGGGTCGATCATGGCTAACGTCAATGCACCATTCGGGTTTCGGCCCGTCCGCTACCGCAACGGTTCCCCCTGGATGGGGGCCCTTCGCACTTACTTCGTTCCCGCCTCCGATGCGACGGCGATCTTTCCGGGCGATCCGGTCATCATTGCCGGCGACGGCGATGCGTTCGGCTATCCCACCGCCACGCGTGCGACGGCTGCCACGAGCGCCCGCATCACGGGTATCATGGTCAGCATCCGCCCGGGTGGTGCTACCAGCACCAGCGTCCTTCCGCCGCGCTACCGCGTAGCATCCACGGACGCCTACATCCTCGTTGCGGACGATCCGGCGCTCTTGTTCGAGGCGCAGGAAATCGGGACCGCCCTTGCCGTCACCAACATCGGCCAGAATGCCAACATCACGTTCGGCGCGGGCGGCAACACCTTCACGGGCCAGTCCGGCGCGGGGATCGACACCAGCACGGCTGCCACGGGTGCCACGCTTCAGATGCGCTTGGTCGAGTATCAGCATGACGTGCAGAACGAGGTCGGGCAGTACGCCCGGTGGCTCGTCGCAATCAATCTGCCCACTGAGACCGGCGCGGCCGGCTCCACTGGCGTTTAAGGGGGAGCTGGATCATGGCAAACGCAGGCGTTATCACTCGCGCTACCCATCCGGACGCCCTGTGGCCCGGTGTGAAGGCGTGGTTTGGTCTCAATTATTCGAAGGTTCCGGCAACGTGGAGCCAGGTCTTCGAAAAGCAGACTTCGAACAAGTACCAGGAGCGCGTTGTCGAGGGCACGACCTTCGGCCCGGCGCGGACCAAGACCGAAGGCTCTCCGATCCAGTACGATTCGGACGGCGAGGGCTACGTCTCGATCTTCCAGCACGTCGTGTACGCGCTGGGCTATATCGTGACGCGCGAGGAACTGGAGGACAATCTCTATACCGAGGTGTCCAACACGCGCTCGCGCAACCTGGCATGGTCGATGTCCACCACGGCGGAATATGTCCACGCGAACGTGTTCAACCGGGGCTTCAACAGCTCGTACCCGATCGGTGACGGTCAGCCGCTTTATTCGGCGAGCCATCCCACGGTCAACGGGGTGCAGTCGAACCTCCTCACCGCCGCCGACTTCTCGGAAGCGGCGATGGAGGATGCGACCAAGCAGGTGTGGCGCCTCCAGAACTCGCGCGGCTTCCCGCTGAATGCGGGTGTCCGGCAGATCATGATCAACCCGGAAGACGCGTTCACCACCACCCGCGTGCTGAACTCGGTCCTGCGGTCGGGCACCAACAACAACGACATCAACGCGCTCAATGCGATGGGCATCGTGCCTAACGTGGTGGTCAACAAGTATCTGACCGACACGGATAGCTGGTATGTCCAGACGGACATCCCCGAGGGCCTGATTTCGATGTGGCGCCGCGAGGTCGAACTCCAGAAGGACAACGACTTCGACACTGAAAACGCAAAGGCCAAGGCCACGATGCGTTTCAGCGCTGGCGTCGCAGATTGGCGTTCGACGTTCGGAAATGCCGGAGGGTGATGATCAAGTAACGGAGCGTGTGGCCCTTTCGGAGTAAAATCAGTGAAGGAAGGGCCACATACTCTCAAGCTTGGCTCCAGTCTCGGGGATTGCCAGCGGTGTGGATTTACGCGGCGGCTTGAGGATATGCGGCTGGAATGGTCGGGATTGCGCGTATGTGCCAGCAACCGGGAGTGCTGGGATCCGGTGCCTGACACGATCACCGCTCCGGTCGTCTATGCAGAGGGCCTTCCTCGCCCGGATGCGGCACCGATGGCCCCTGTCGAGTTCGTGAACCTCGCATTCAATCCGGGGGACTTGTGACAACAAGTAACGTAATCTCTGGGCAAATGATCGTCTCGGAGTTCGTCGCCCGGGCGATGAAGGAGATTGGTGCGCTTTCCTCCGGGGAAAATCCAGAGGCCGAAGAGCTGGAGGACGGCATCCAGACCTTCAACTGGATGCTCAAGTCCATGGCAGCGGAGGGGGCCAACCTGTTCCGCACGGTCGAAGGGGCGGCGATTTTTCTCGCCGATACGGCCACGGTCGAACTTGATCCTTACTGTTCCGACGTGCTGGAGGCGCGGCTGGTCCAGTCCCTCACGTTCCAGCGCCCGATGCTGCGGTGGGATCTGGGGCAATATATGCAGCTTCCGAACAAGCATCAGCCCGGATATCCCACGGCTTATTATCTGAGCCGTACGATCGGTACGCTGAGCATGTCGGTGTGGCCCGTTCCGAACCTGGATATGACGATCCTGTACACCTATGCGCGCATCCCGGAGGATGTGCTGACGGGTGCCGAGACGGTCGATCTGCCGCAGCAATGGACCGAGGCGGCTTACTACAGCCTCGCCTCGCGCCTTGCGAATATGTTCGGCGCCACGCGAACCGATCCCGCATCGGTCCAGAGGGTTGATGCGATGTCACAGATGCTCATGACGCGGCAACTCGACAGTGACAGACCCGCTTCCGTGTTCATGGGCTCTTATTGGGGACCGAGGAGCTTTTAGCGAGAGCCTTAGCGAGAGCTTTTAGCGAGAGACGATCAAAGGATTTTTTGATGGCCGATGAAGTCGATGTCACATATTCAGGGCAGACCCGGAAGGCGTTCCTGGCATATGTTGCCGGTGGCGGTTCGGGCGGAGGGGCCGTCACGGTCGCCAATGGGGCGGACGTGGCCGAGGGGAGCACTTCGGACGCGGCCTATACCACCGGTAACGGCACCGTAATATCCCTTCTCAAGGGCATTTTTGCGCGGCTGTTCGCGGGTTCCCCGGCCACCACCTCAACAGTTACGACGGTTGTGGCAAATACCTCCAGCGTGACTCTTCTCGCCGCCAATACGGCGCGGTTGGGACCAGCATCCGTCTATTACGACGGAACCGCTTCGCTTTATGTCCATGAAGGGGCCTCTGCGGCGACAGCGGCCAATGCCACGGTGCGCCTTGGCGCGTCGGGCCTCTACCTTTACGAGGCGCCCGACAATTACACCGGCGAAATCAGGGGCATCTGGTCTGCGGCCACCGGCTCCGCGAACATGACGGAAAGGACCGCCTGATGCCGGCTTATGGTCCTGGCGCTCCGAATACGGCTGTTGCTCCTCCCTCTGGGAATTGGTTCAGCCCGCTGCCCGGCTATCCGGTAGCAGGCGGCGCGGCTTATTCGTCAGCCGGGGATATCGGGCTTCTTCCGTTCAACGTGCAGGCCACGGTGGTGATCAAGGCTCTTGGCCTGCGTATTTCCACGGGCTCGGCCGGCAATGCGGCGGTGGGCATCTATGCCGACAATCCCACGACGGGGCGCCCCACCGGAGTAGCGCTTGGAACGGTATCGTCCCTTGTGACCACCACTGCAACCACTGTTTCGGGGCTTTTGGGCGCCACTCTTACGCTCACCCCCGGCCGCTACTGGATGGCGGCGCAGATGGACAATACGACTGCGGTTTTGCAGACGGTTGCCACATCAGCGTCACTTACCGGCGCTATGGTCGGCGCGCCCACTTTGGCGCAGGTCACTATCTCGGCTACCAACGTCGGCATGATCCTGAACGTGGCGGGCACATATCCGACGCTTCCCGACATGACTGGCGCAACTTTCGTTATCAACTCGGGGACGCGAACCGGCCTCGTCTGGATGCAGGTGAACTGACATGGGTATCAATTATTATCTCGGCACTCCCGGCCCCGCCCTCTGCACGTGGGACAGCGATCCTTCGCACATGGCCGAGTATCCGGCGGGTCCGGACCAGAATCAGCAGATCTACGAATTCTTCCTTCCTGAGCCGAAGGAAGTGCCCATCCTGGATTATGCGCCGGTCACGCGGACGCTGACGACGCTTTTCTACCTGGACAACGCCAACTTCAACACCACCGTTGACCAGGCGATGCAGCAGGCGTTCCAGTTTACGAAGTGCACATTGCAATTCGTTTCGATCAACGGGGCGACCATTCCGCTTACGACAGCGAAGGGCGGCATCTACACCGCGCCGTCGAAAGGCGGGACGGTTATCCTGCCCGCGACACAGAGCTATGCGGGCCTTTCCTCGGCGACGGACGTGATCAATCCGCCGATAATGATATCCGGACAACAGATCATGACTCCGTCCGTTGTGTATTTCTCGCTCACGACTCCGCAGGGGGCGACTGCTACCGCCAACATTTCGCTAATGGGGCTGGCTGCCTGAACTCATACGGGGGATTGTAAAATGGCCGTTCCACAGCCGAACTGGATTGCCGGGTTCTACACGATCGCGGCGGGTGCGAGCCAACTGCCTCAGGCCGAAGCCTATCCGATGTGCATTGCATGGGCGATCGACCGAACCCCGGATGCCGGGTTCATGGTCAGCGACGGCACGTCGTGGACTTCGAACGCGGGGGCTGCGGGCACGAACGGCAACACGGTGCGCAGCGGCACCGGCACGCCTTCGTCTGGGCTGGGGGTGAATGGTGACTTCTACGTGGATGTCGCCGCAACCCGCATGTACGGGCCAAAGACGGCGGGTGTGTGGGGATCGGGCGTTTCGCTGGTCGGCTCCACCCCCCCGCTCGGCAGCGCAACGCCCATCGTTGCCGGCACAGGCGCGGCCGGGACTGCCACCAACGCGTCTCGCGAGGATCACGTTCATCCGGCGCAGACGGTTCCCGCGCTCTCCAGCACCACTCCGGCCAATCTCGGCACGGCAGCGGTCGGCAGCGGCACGACATCGGCCCGCTCCGATCACGTGCATAATCTCCCCAGCGGATTGCTCACGTCGGTATATACCGGCACCATCGGCGAAACGCTCATCGTCGGACTGAGCCTTGGTGTGCGGCGATATACGGTTTCCGTGTCCGGCGTCACCACGTCGGATCGTCTGGTGGTCTCGCTCACGGGCGCGCCTAGCAACGGCACGATCCAGGATGCCTATGTGACTGGAACGAATACGGTGAGCGTTGGACTGCTTGTCCCCGCGCTGGGGATCGGTCAGGTTATTGCCGTCCCCATCGTGCTGTACAAGGTTGGCTGATGACAGCTGTCACGATCCCGTTCGGGATAGGAGATTATAAACGGGCAGACACGCCAGCGATCCGGCTGGTCAATCTGTATGCCGAGTCGTCCCCCAGCGACGATACGCAGCTCGTGCTTCTCCCGCGCCCCGGGATCGTGCCCTATCAAACGCTGGGGGTTGGGCCCAACCGTGGCCTTTTCCAGCAACCCGGCGCACTGGACGACTATGTCTTCACGGTATCGGGCGACAGCCTTTACAAGGCATCGACCAACATCGGGCTGCTTTCGGGCACGAGCCATGTCCCCATGGCCGCGACGATCAATTACCTTCTGATCGCGACCGGCGATACGCTACGGATATCGGATGGCACGTCCGTCATTGATCCTGGCTTTCCCGACGCAGCCGGGGCTTCCTCGGTCGCGGTTCTGGGTGGCTATTCGATCGCGGCTCGCACGGGCACGCGGAGGCTCTATTTCACGCTTGATCCTACGGTATGGGACGGTCTGGATTACCTCAGCGCCGAGCAATCGACGGGCGACATCATCGGGATCATCGTCATTTCGGACCAGCTCTGGGTGTTTTGCGAGCGCACCACGGAAGTGTTCGTCCTGACGGGAGATTCGGACGCCCCGCTGCAATCGGTGCAGGGTCGCACTCTCGACAAGGGGGCTCTGACAGAAGGGGCGATTGCGAAGATCGACAACACCGTGTTCTGGGTCGGCCATAACGGCATTGTCTACAGGGCGGCGGGAACGCCTGAACGCATTTCTCAGCACGGGATCGAGGAGCGCATAGCCGAATCCGATCCCGCCACGATTACGGCATGGGCCTATGCGTGGTATGGGCATGATTTCTATGTCCTCAACCTCAGCGCTGGGACATTCGTCTACGACGCGGCCACGCGCAAATGGCACGAATGCGCGAGCTATGGCCTCGCCAACTGGAGAGCCGTGAACGGCCTTCAATATGGCGAGATGGTGATAACCGGCGATTCCCAGGACGGCCGGCTGTGGCGCCTCGACAATCTCGATTACACCGACGATGGCACCGAGGTGCAGCGCTGGTTCACCGCTCTCATCCTTGAGCGCGGGTATCTCGATACCGTATCTCTGGATTGCTCGGTCGGCCTCACGCCAGAGCCGGACAGTCCGAGCGGCATTATCGAAATGCGCACCTCGCGCGATGGGGGTTATACCTTTACGAATTGGCGCCAGAAACCGCTGGGACTGTCGGGCCAATATCGCGCCCGCCCGATGTGGAAGCGCAACGGGATCGTGGACCAGAACAATATGCTGATCCAGTTCCGGATGAGCGACAATCGGCTTTCACGCATTTCGAGTATCGCGGTCAACGAGAGTTCGTCCGGACGCGGTCGGAGGGGCTGATGGCGATTTCGCCGCTTAAGCTGCCCAAGCTGCTCGAAAATGTTCCCCTGATCGCAGAGGGTGGGAAGCCCACGATCACATTCACCTTGTGGTGGCTCAAGGTCATAAGCCAGATCCAGACAAGCGTAAACGGCGTGATCGACGCCCTGAACGCTGCGGCTGCGGCTCAGGCGACGGCAGATGCGGCGCTTGCCGCTGCGGACCAGCCCAAGTTTTCCCAGCTTATGGTGATCGGCAACGGAACCTATGTGATCCAGAACGTGCTTGTGGCTGCCGGAACGATCATGAACGCAGAGGCCAAACTTGGTTTCGGCCCTGTGGTTTCCGGCGGCGTACTCACGTTCGATCTGCAATATAGCGTAGCCGGCGCCGGCGTGTGGACAACCCTCGATACCAATACGCAGGGCTATGCGGTCCCCGACACGGTCTATGTCGAACTCGCCGGTAACATGACGAACCCCGGCGGCACGGATCAGCTCTACGACTTCCGCAGCGTCGCGGCCACGACCAGCGGCCCGATCGATACGTCCAGATCATTCTTGCGAGTTTACAATTGACGCGGGCGATGGTTTTGCCTAAAAAGCGGGCAGTCGGACCCCACAGGCGGGACAAGCGGGGTCATGACTTTGGCGACGGCGCCTCTTTCCTATAAGGCATCGGTAACTGCGTCCGTCCGGACGTTGCCCAAATGTGCGCCGAATCCCCTTGAAATCCGCGCCAGGATCGATGCGCTTGAGAGCGCCATGTTCGCCTCTCCTGCGCAAATCGCGATCGAGACCACGCATTATTTCGCGGACGGCCTCTATGCTCGTGAAATCTTCATTCCGGCTGGAACGTTGCTGACAGGCAAGATCCACACCCGCGAGCATATCAACATCATCTCTCAGGGTGAAATCGAGGTGGTAACGGAGAATGGCGCCCGTCTCGTGAAAGCCCCTGCTACATTCGTTTCGCCCCCCGGAACCAAGCGGGTCGGCCTCGCCAAGTCCGATACGGTGTGGACCACGATTCACGCCAACGAGGACGGCCTGACAGACCCGGATGAAATGGAGGCGGTCCTGATCGCCCCGTCCCATGTGGATTTGCTCCAATGAGCTTCGTTGCGGTCGCGATCGGCGGATCGGCCGTCATTGGCGCGGGCGTGTCCATTGCCTCGGCCAACAAGGCCAGCAAGACCGCGACCAATGCGGCGAACGCAAACAATGCGCTCCAGGCCCAAATCTATGACCAGAACAAGGAAACCCTCGCTCCGTTCGTGGGGCAGGGGACGAAGGCCACGAACGCGATCAATCAGCTGCTTGGCCTCAAGGATACCACGGGGAGCGCAAGCCTCGATAATGTGGACTGGAACGCCTACGTCCAGAACAATCCGGACGCGCTGGCGCAGTGGCAGAGCGATGCCGACGCGCGCGCTCAGTTCGGTGGGGATATCACGGCGTTCGGTCGCTTTCATTATCAGAATGACGGCGCGCGGCGCGACATAACGCCTTATTCGGGCAGCACGACAAACAGCGACACGGCGGGTTTCGACGCTTTCCGCAACTCCACCGGCTATCAGTTCCAGCTAGGCGAGGGTCAGAAGGCGATTCAGGCGACGCTTGGGTCCAAGGGCTATCTCGATAGCGGGGCAGCGGTGAAGTCCGCCCTTAAATATGGACAGAACGTCGCGGACTCATCGTTCAACAAATATCTTGCGGCGCTGACCGGACAGCAGGGCGTGGGGCTTACGGCGGCGTCGGCTCAGGCGGGCGTGGGCCAGAACTATGCCGGGGCGGTGGGGGCCAATAACAACGCTGCGGCCAATACGAGCGCGAACGCAGCTCTGGCTTCCGGTGGCGCCGTCAATAGCGCGCTTGGCTCTGCGGTGTCCGCCTATTCGTTGAACCAGGCCCTGGGCTCCAGTTACGGCGCCAACGCGGGGACGCTGGGGCTTGGGAACCAGACATTCGGTAGCGGCCCTCAGGGCGATTTCTGGACGCTTAGCTGATGCCAGATTTTTCCCTCCTCCAGAACCCCGACTTCGGTCGCGCGGCCCTTTCCGGTTATCAGGCCGGGCAGGCAATCGGCAAGCAACGCCGGCTGAATCAGGCGTTGCAGGGCCTTGATCTTTCGCGTCCGGAAACGGTCATTCCGGTACTTCGCGAAGACCCTTCCACGGGTGCGGCATTGATCGGTGCGAGCATGAAAATCCACGCGGAGGATCGGGCCGATAAGTCGCGCGCCGCGATGGCGAACTATATCAAGTCGGAGGTTGGTTCCGGCGCGCCGAAGGATGCCGCGCCGCCGATCGATCCTGCCGCTGGAATGGACGCCCCGGCTGAGATGGGCGGCCCGGCCGAAATCACGGTGACGGCTCCCGCCAATCCAAACGCTGCCAGGAATGCGGCGATCGACGCCGATCCCGAGGCTTTCATGAAGCTCCAGCCGGAGATCATGAAAATGGATGAGGCGCGCCTGAAGAAACTGGACGAAGCCACCGAGGCTGCCGGCGCCATCTGGCAGAATGCGCTTTCCATGCCAGAGCCACAGCGCAAGGCGTATATCGCCACGCAGGTTCCATATCTCGTTAATCATGGGTTCCCCGCTGATCGGGTTTCCCAGATCGACGTGTCCGACAACGGGCTGCATGGCGAAATCGGCAAGGCGATCGGCGTCAAGGGCATGATCGATCAGGCCAACAAGGCTCGGGACGACAAGCGGCAGGACGAATCGGCAGCGGAGACGCGGCGTCATAATCGGGTGGAGGAGGGTCAGTCCGCAGCGCGGGAAGCCCGTATCACGAAATGGGGGCCGCAGCCTTTGTTCGGCGCCGTGCCCACCAAAACAGATGATCTGGATTACTGATGGCAGGCCCCTCCCCCGCCAAGACGGTTGGCAATCCGCGCATCGCCAAGCTGATCGAGCTTGAGGTTTCCGGCCGGATCAAACCCGAGCATCAGCTTGAGCTGGATACGTATCGCGCTCAGGGGCTGGCGCCGAAGAAGGCGACGGGTTCGCTCACCGAGTATCAGGGCAAGTCGGCAGGTTTCTATGAGCGCGCTCTCGGCTCGAACACTGATTTTGAGGGAACCGGCAGCGCAACCAATCCGCGCGGCCTCATCGCTCAGACGGCGGCAGGCGCCTTCCCCGGAATCGCCAACGCCAATTCGTCCCCCGACCGTCAAATGTCGGAACAGGCGAAGCATGACTTTATCGCGGCATCGCTCCGCTATGAGTCCGGCGCCGCCATTGGGCAGAGCGAGTTCGACAAGCAGGATCGCATCTTCTTCCCGCAGCCGGGCGACAGCGCGGAGGTAATTGCTCAAAAGGCGCAGGCTCGCCGTCGCGTGATCGAAAGCCTCAAGGTGGCGGCTGGCCCGGGTGCTGCGAACGTTACGGCGCCTGACAGGAAACAGGAAGCCCCCGTTGCGGCTCCGGCCGTTGGCGGAGGCAACGATCAGCCCCCGAACGCCGTCCTCCCATCGTCTCAGGACAATGGACCCCCGCTTGCCCCGGATGCCACCGGGATAAGTGCCGGCGGCGTGGAGACCGTAACCGATCCGGCTCTGGAAGGCGTGCGCAATCGCGTCGCGGCCATGATCAAGGGTGGTAGCAGCGCAAGGGATATCCGCACCTATCTCGCGACGGCCGGAGTTGATCCTACCACGATCAACGGCATCGATGAGGCCGTCGCCTTCAAGCGCGCCAATCCCGGATATCGTGGGCCTTATTCGGTCAGCATCGGGCAGCGGGATATTCCTCTCACGGGGGCAAGCAAGGCGCTCGCCACGGTCGGCGCATCTCCGGTAGGCGCTGGGGCCATCGCGGCCGGCGATGCTGCCCTTGCCGGAGGATTGCCCGCAGCGGTGGGGGCGCTTGGTGGCAATCGGGAGCAGGCCGCAGCCGCCGAACAAGCCTTGGCGGGTCGATATCCCGGCGCGACCATGGCCGGATCGATCGTTGGTGGTGTTCCCGCCGCGCTTGGTATCCAGGGCGGCTTGGCGCGTGCCGGCTTGTCCGCTGGAGCGGCCGGCCTCGGGTCGGACATCCTCTACGGCGCCGGCTACGGGGCGAACAAGAGCCCGGATGCTCCGTTGACCGGGGCACTGGAGGGGGCCGGTTCCGCCATGGCTGGCGGCGTCCTTGGGCGCTCCCTCGGCCGCGTCGTCAGCCCATCCGGCGGCAAGCTTGCCCCTTTGTACGATGCCGGGGTTCGCCCGACACCGGGCCAGAGATTTGGCGGCGTCGTCAATTGGGCGGAGCAGAACGCCGGAAGCATTCCCCTGGTTGGAAGCATGGTGCGAGGCGCGCGCCAGAAGGCCCGTGACCAGTTCGAGCGGGGCGCATTCAACAGCGCGCTCGGTGAAATCGACGATACGCTTCCATCCGATATCGAGCTTGGTACCGCGCCGCATGCCTATATGCAGGGCAAGTTCAACGACGCTTACGATGCGGCCCGCTCCGGGATGCAGTTCGTGCCGGATTCCCAGTATGCGGCGGATCGTGCGGCCTTCGACCAAAGCGTGGGCAACGGCATATTGTCCGGCGATCAGGCGGACAGGGTCAAGCGCATCATAGACAATGCGGTCGAAAGCCGTCTGACCGCCCAAGGCGGCGCGCTGGCCGGCGATGCCTACAAGATGGCCGCCTCCGATATCGGGAAAGCTGCCCAGAAGCTTTCCGCGACCGATCCATTGGTGGCCGATGCCCTCAAGGACTATTCGGGCATATTCGACGCAGCCGCGCGGCGCAATTCGGACCCGGGCGCGGTATCGGCCCTTGATGCCGCCGATGCGGGCTATGCCAAGGCGGTTCGGATCGAGCAGGCTGCGGCGGCTCGTGGAGGCGATACCGGGCGCTTCTCTCCGACGCAGTTCGATCGGTCTGTGCAGAAGGGCGCAGGCGGCGTGCGTAGCCGATCCTACCTGCGTGGCGATGCGCTTATGGGCGACTATGCCGAGGCGGGGAAGTCTCTGGTGGATACGGTGCCGAATAGCGGCACGCCGGAGAGGCTGATGGCGGCGGGCGTCCTTACCGGCGGAGCAGGCTATATCAACCCGGCTACGCTTGTCGCCCCGGCGCTGGTGGGAGCGGCTTATGCTCCAGTAGCGCGCGATATCGTGGGAGCGGCGCTAGCACCACGTACCTCGCAGATTCCCCGGACGCTGGGGGAATATCTCCGCCGACAGCAAGCCCTTTCCGGCGCGATCGGCGCTCCCTTGCTGTTGCAAGCAACTGGCGCAGGCTCGCAATGAAGAACAGGACAAGGGCCTTTACGAAGGCAATCATGAACGCCGTAAGCACGCCCCATCATACCATGGAGGGCGCTCGTGGCTAACCTCTTTTTCATGCCCTTCACTCCGGCTTTCCAACTCGCCGGGGGGATTGCCGGAGCGGCTACGCTCACCTTCTATTATACCGGCACGGACACCCTTGCGCCGATCAAGAACGATGCGGGCGATGCTCTGGCGAACCCGCTCTACGCGGACGCGTTCGGGCGATTCCCGTCCGTCTACATGGACCCCTCGATCATTTATCGCGTGATCCTGAAGAATGCGATCGGCGTGGTTCTCGGCGATGTCGACCCATACACGGTCCCGATTTCGATCGAATCGTTCGACGACGGCATATGGAATGAGAACGATATCCCTATTGATGATGGGTTGTGGGGCTGATGGGACGGAGAATACTTCCTCACGGCCAAGGCAGCAGCTTTGCCGATTTCCCGCTCTCGCCGGGCGAAATCGTCATCGATCAGCGCGGGCGGGTGTGGACCGGGGACGGGACTCGTCTGGGGGGTGTTCCGGCCTACCAGCGCGGGGTGAGCATCTGGGATTTCGCGGAGGGCGCAGATCTGAGCGATCCCACGCTGGATACCTATGACGCATGGATAGCGGCCAAGGCATGGTGCAAGACCAGAAATATCATGGCGCTGTACGTCCCGGCAACCGCTCCCACCGGCTATCGTATCGACAGCTCGCTCATATGGGACGCGCCGATCGATATCTATGGCGACAGCACGGTGCCCTATCTCGGCAATTCCGGCGCGCGCGGGCCGGGGTCGTGGCTGTGGTTCAACCATACCGGCCCCGGCCTGACGCTCTATGACGATGCCGGCGGCGAGCAATGCGGCAAGGTATCCGGCATCGGCTCGTATCGTAATCAGCCTGCATTCGGTCCCGGATGGGCTCCCTACGACCACGACTTCGATTTCGAGGCGCTGAAGGGCTTCTGGCAGCTTGACGACATCATGGCGTGGAACTGCACGCGCTTCCTGCGGCACGATTTCGCCGGTGCTGGCAAGCTGACTTGCGGCGCGCTGGCGGCGAACCCGTACAAGGTTGGGCTGTACGTCGATCGCTGCAACGATATCGGCTTCATCCAGAGCCTGCGCTTTTTCCCGTTCAAATCGGCCGATACCAACGTTGTCCAATATACTTACGCGAACCTGGACAACATGGTGTTCAAGCGCGTGGACGGGTTCAAGATCGCCCAATATTTCGGCATTTTCCCGCGCCGCCACCTCGTGCTGGCGCTGGGAGGTACGGGCATCCCGACGCGCATCGACATCACCGACATGTATTGCGACGTGCACGGCGGGAATGCGATCGAGATCGAGGCCGGCGCGAACGGCGCGAGCTTCAAGATCGGGATGCTGGATGCGCAGGGTGCCGTCCTTGCGGATGGTTGGGCGGCGGGGTCGGATCATGGCATCGTGATCGCTGCCGACAACGCCTATGGCCTGATCCTTGGCTCGGAACTCGATCGCTACAATTACGAAGCCGCACTGATCACGGGCGCGGGCTCGTTGCTGCAATTCGCCGCCGCGCCGTCGCTTGACGATTATAACCTCTCGAACACCAATGCTCCCGCCTATGGCGTGAACAATGCGGCAAGCCGGATGTATATCGGCGACGGCAACATTCCCACGGCGCAGCATGTCGGTCCGCACATCAACAGCGCGGTTCGGATTTCCTCGCCATATTGGGCGGGGCAATCGCCGGTCACGTTCACTCCCGCATCGGGAACGATCGGCACGGTTTCCTCAACCGGCATGCAGCAAAACCGCCGGGGGCAGACCGCGCAATTGCAGGCACGGCTGGCGGTGACGACCGCCGGGACGGGGACCGGCTATATCAGCGCGACCGTGATGCTTGCGACGGAGGGCGGCGGCATATTCCCCATCACGGGCTATGACAGTGGCGCCGGCAAGGCGGTGGAAGGGTATGTGCAGGGAACCACCCTTTATTTCCGCCACACCGACGGCACCTATGCCGGGCAGACCGGCGCCGACGTGGCGATCTACGCAACCTATAAATGCAGTCTGTGAGGCTATCATGATCGATCCTTCCGCCCTCGCCGCAGCCGCAGCCCAAGCCGAAGAGGCAGGGTTCCGGGCCGAGATGACCACAGACGGCATTATGATCCGGGGTTATTCGCGCGCGACCGCGAACATCCCGCAGCGGCTGATCGCCTATGCCGACGTTTCTTCAGAGGCTGTCGGTTCGGCCATCTCAGAAATCCGCGCTGAGCTGAGTGCTGCCCCCTCGCGTCGCACCGAGTGGCTCAAATGACCAGACGGCGTATCCCAAGGCAGGAATACACGGCCTATGCGGCGACCGTGTTGCAGTCCGGCGAAATCGCCTGGGACTTCGGCAACGCATTGCGCATGGGCGACGATGTCACCTTGGGCGGTCGCATCCAGCACATGGGCGATCTGGATTTTGCCGATATCTCGGACAATACGCTTGCGTCTCGCATCGTGCTGGTCGGCGGTGCGACCTATGGCACCATGATCCGCGACGATACCCTGAATGACGGGAATGTCGCCTCCTATCCGCTGGCGATAGCCAAGAGCCGCAACGGCATATTCTACAGGCGCGATCCGAACGACCTGTGGCTGCATCAATTCGGCGCCCCCTTGAACGGCACCGACAACGATGCCCCGGCATTCAATGCGGCGCTGGCCTATATGTCGGCGTTCGGAGGGAGAAAGCTCAATCTGGACGCGCGGCCGATCGTGATCGGCAGCCAGGTGTTCATCGGTGACTTTGCCCCGTGGATCGCGGGGCAGAGCTTCGTGGAGGGTCCGAACTGGTCGCTTTCCGGCGGCACGCGGATGAAGGTGAACGGCTCCGGCTTCACGCCTTTCCGCATCACCGGCACGCAGGCCCGTGGCGCGCGCGTCTCCGATATCATATTCTATCAGGATCATCCCCCGCTCTCGGGACCGACATGGTCGCCCACGGTCTACGATCCCGTGTTCGATCTGGTAGATATGTTCGGCGGCATGACGTTCGAGAGCTGCGCTTTCGTGGGGATCTACGACGCGATCCGCAGCCGCAACGGTGGGCGGTTGAAACTCGACTGGGTGCGAGGCCAGATTTTCCACACCCTGCTTGACATCGATACCGCCTATGACGTGGTGCGGATCGAAGGCGGATTGCAACTCTATCCCTATATGTCGGCGGAAGCCCGCTACATGAAGTGGCAACAGGACAATGCCGTGCCGCTGCTGATCGGCCGGTGCGACGGTCTCTTCGTGGAGGACGTGTTCGGCTTTGCCGCGAACAAGCTGATCCGTCTCTATGACGCGGGCAACGGCGTGTGCACGAAATTCAGCTTCGGATCGGTCTATGGCGATTTCTGCAAGACGACGGTGTCGATCGAAGGCGACAATATCCGGGGGCATTTCGACTATCTGAGCTGCGACGGGCAGGATTATGGCAGCCCCGGAACGGCCTATCCGGGCTCGGTCGGCATTCTCCAGTCCGGAGCGGCGCCCTATATCACGATCGACGCGTTCGAGAGCAATTACACCGCCGGCCCCGTGATTGATTATTCCGGAGGGGCGGGCAATATCTATGCCACCTCCGCACTGATGCTGAATTTCGGCGTGGCTGCGGTGCGCTTCGCAACGACCGGCGCCTCGCGAACCGTGGAGTTCGCGATGCTCCCCTTCATCGCCGGGGCGGTGACAACGATCGTCAATGCCGGGGGTGTTGGCACGGTCGTCCTGACCGGCGCGCGCAACGCTGTGTCCGGCGGCGTCAATACGGTTCGGCTCTTTGATTCGACGACCGGCAACGGCCCGACCGTGGCGCCGGCAGGGACGGATACGAACATCCAGTTGAACCTTGCCAGCAAGGGGGCGGCGCCGGTCTCGATCGTCAACCCGCTGCAACTCCCCAGCGTGACCGTGGCGACGGTCGCCAGCACCTATCCGCCCGCAACCTATCCGCGCTCGCTCGTTTATCTGAGCGACGGTGCGAGCAACAAGAAACTGGCTATTTGCGACGGGTCCGCATGGCGTTATCCCGATGGCACGACGGTCTGATATGCGAGGCGGCGCGATCCGCCATGAAAGGAAGCTCATGTCTCTCTGTAGCGATGTGAAGGCGTATCTCGACAGCCTGCCGGAAGGCCCGCTGAAAACCGCATTGCTGGCGGCATGGGCGCTGCATTGCGCGGGCGGCGGCGCTTCGCCGAATAGCGGCGGTGGTGGCAACGAAGGGCATGACCCGGACCAGTGAGCGACCCCTACGCCTTGGCGTTCAATTCGGTCGTGTGCGCGAGCGCTGTAATATGCGCCGCGCATGCCCCGGATGAGGATCGGAGGGCTGCAGTGCTATGCGCTGCGGTCCTCTTTCCCGTATGGGCAATCTACAGTCTCGCCTTCATTCCCGAATATAATCCGGCGCATTTGGCAAAGGGGCTGAGGAGCGCCGATATTTGGGCTGTTTTGGACCTTTCTGGTGGTTGCGTTGCGCTCGCTCTGGCTAGACAAAAGTGGTGGGGAAGGGTGCTTTATGTTACCTTCTTCGTGGAGACGGTGTGCCACAATCTCAAGTGGGATTACCATATCCTGAGCAGGCCGGTTTACTACCAGATATTGGACGTGATGTTCTACGCCCAAGCGTCGCTTTTCATAGCCTTGGGAGGGCATGACGTTGGCAAGCGGATTCTCACCTTATGTGCTGGCCTTCGCCGGACTGGTGGCGGCGTTCCTGCTTTTCTGGAAACCAACAAAGCGCTAGCCCATGATCGAAAATGATGGCGGCATGGGCAAGGAGCTGTTCTCTCTCCTCGCCAGCGTGGCCGGCGCGATCACGTCGCTCGGGTTCCTCAATCTCCAGACGATGACGCGCGTCCAGATCTTCCTCTCGTTCTTCACGTCGTTTTCGTTCGCCTTCTTCTTCAGCCCGGTCGTCATCGCCGGGGTCCAGTCGTGGACCGATCAGGCGCGCCTTCAGGGAGCGATATACTGGCTTCTCGCAACCGGGTCTCAGACATTCATAACGCTTGCTATTAAGTGGGGATCGCGCTTGTTTGGCTTTCAGCAGGAGAGCCCGAAATGATCCTGTACCTCATCCACCTTGGCAGCGTCATCCTTGGAGCTGGAGTAACGACCGTCCTGGTATGGAAGGTCGCGGTCTACCCGGAGCAATTCAACCGCGTGGAGCGGATCGGCATGGCCCTGGTCGGCGGCACCATGGTCCTCCGGGCTCCCTCGATCATGGTATCGCCCGATACGACGCCGTTTTCGGACTGGTCCACCTGCGCCATGACGCTAGGGCTGTTGATGATGCACGGAGGCAGGCTGATCCGCCTCCGTCGTCATGCCCGCGCCAACAAGCGGATGGGCGAGGCGTGGAAGATGAAGGGTTAGGTGGTGCCAGCCGTAGGAATCGAACCCACGTCTCCGTCTTACGAAAGCGTTGCTCTGCCATTGAGCTAGACCGGCATTTTGCTCATCGTGGAATTGCACCACACTCTCCTCCCACAACGGAGGTGCATCGCTACAATGCTTACCGAGCATAATTTTGTCGCGAGCCCAAGGCTGTTTCCGCAGCGCCCGGCCACCTTTCAATGTGCCCGATCACATGATAGTGTCAAGCCATGGCTACCACTCTCGCGCCCGTCACCGACGATGAGAATCTCGTGTGGGAGCGCGTCATAGCCGCCGGCATCACGATCAAAATGATCGGCGGAAATTGCCCCGTCCAGGCTGAGGGCAGCTTCGACGATCAGACTTTCTATTTCCGCGCGCGCTATTCGTACTGGCAATTCCACGTCGGACCAGAGGACGATTGGTTCACTGGCCGCGAATGGCTGCTGGAGGGCGAATTCGGCACGGACTATGAGGCCGGCTGGATGTGCCGGCATGAAGCGCTAGATATTATCGTGGATAGTGTTGCGGCCTATCGGGCTATGGTGGCGCTGGCGACGTCCGACGTTCTTGTGCCGTTGGATGACAAGGGAGCGCAGTGATGGGTGACGGTGGCAGCGCAGGAATTGGCGACGGCGGGGGTGGGTGCTGATGGACGCTCTACAATTCGCCTATTGGATGAACGGCTTTGCTGAGCTGCACCAGGCGCCGCCGACACCAGAGCAGTGGGAGTCGATCAAGGAGCATCTGGCGCTAGTGTTCACGAAGGTGACGCCTGCCGTGCTGCCACCATCGCTTCGCGATTGGCATCCGGGTATAGTGATCCCGTTGACCGGTGACGTGCCGTGGTGGTCGCGAACGCCTCAGTGCGCTGCGGGCGCCCCACTTACGGGCGAAGTCTCAGTGATATGCTAGCGCTCCTGCGCCTCGCCAGGCCGTTCCTGCCATGGATCGGCGGCATCCTTGCGCTAGTGGCGCTCGCCGTCTGGGTCGACCACAGGGGATACCAGCGAGGCGAGAGAAGCCGAGACGGCGAAGTTGCCACGCTCACCACTTCGATCGCGAACCTCAAGGCCGCCTCCGCACAGGCCGCCGCCCAGAACCTCGCCGACGTGCGCGCCGTGGAAGCGCGCCAGGCGGCCATCACGAAGGAGCAAACCGATGCGCTATCGAAACAGCTTGCCGATGCTCGGTCTATCGCTCGTGCTTACGTCCTGCGCCAGCAAGCCGCAGGTGGTGCAAGCGATGCCGGCAGCGGTCGTCTACCCGTCGCTGCCCCAGCCGCCGAGCCAGTTGCTCCAGCCGCTAAAGCCGTTGTCGTGGCTGCCTCAGACATAGAGGCGTGCACCGATAGCTTTGTGATCGCGTCAGAGTGGCAGGCATGGTGGCGTAAGGTGAGCGGGGAATAGCTATTCCTCCTGTCGCCAATTTCTGATAAATGGGTGTCGGTAATGCGGCGGCGTGGATGGACACGCGCGGTGCGTCTCCACTTGGGCCTCTGCGCTGGGGCAAGTCCGGGAGAGACGGGGGACGGTATCCCAGCCCTATCCCAGCCGGTATCAAGCCCGGCCCGCATTACCTCTTTACCCCATCCCCGCATCAAAGCGCGGGAAATCCTACAGGGCCAGCGATTCGTGAACGGAGGGGGAACGGGCTAGCGGTAAACCGTTGGGTAGATGTGCTTGCCGTTCCGCGTGAGCATGATGTGCTGCTGCTGCTCCTCGCCGTCGATCGTACGTGTCAGGCCGATCCAGTACTGCCCATCGTCCATTTGCTCCAGATGGAAGTGATCGACCTTCTCCCAGAACACCTCATCGATCGTGCCGTCATCGTTGTTTCGGACAATGACTCCGGGCTCGATATCGTCGTGTGCGACGGTGGCCCAATCTGGCGGCTTGACCATCCCATCAATCTCCCGACTGCGCCGTGGGGGTGGTGCGAACAACCCCGAGCGGCGTCACATTGGCTAGCACATCGTAACCTCGCTCGCTGGCGAGATAGTCGCTCCACATGATGAAGTGGTCGCGGCAATAGTGCGTATCGTTGGCGACATGATGCGAATGCTCGTCGCAAAGTGGCCGATCGCACGTTTTCTCACCGCCCACCGGATAGTCACACAGATTGTCACCCGGAGCCATGCATTCGGTGCAGTGTGGTCCAAGGTCGCCGCTGATAAATACCCGCTCGCCCGCGCTGTCCGCGACGGAGGCGGCGTACCGCTCATACGATCCGAGATAACCCATCATGACCCATGTCTTATATTCCTCGTGCGATGGCGGCTTAAGCTTGACGATGTAATCGGTCATCACCCCACCACCTCCACCTTCACGCCAGCGGGGGCAGGCTCAGCAGGGGGAATCTCAGCAGCTTGCGCTTCCTTGCGGAGACGGCGGCGCTTGCGGTGTTCGGCCATCAGGCTAACGACCTCCATCAGGTCGTCGAAGGACTGTTCATCCTCACGCAGATCTCGGCTTTCCACCAGCGACACAATCGAACTACCGCTGGAATAATACATGACCGCGACCTCGTCCTTGATCAGGTGCTCGATCAGCCCGTGGGTCGTCTTTGGTGTGAAGCCTAGCTTGCGAGCGTTATGCATCGCCCACAGGAATGCGTTGCACGCGCTGGTAGGGTCGGGGCTGTCCAGATCGATCGTAATTGTGCGTGCCATCACCACCTCCTACTGCGCCATCGCGCTTGCAACCTTTGCGCTAGGGTACAGATTGTACCTCGGTACGCCTTCTGCATCACCCCCACCCCTCCCAGCGCATCTTCTCCTGCGGGGTCACACCCCCAAGACGCTCACCGGCCGCCGGGGTGATTCCGGTTGCGGGGGTCATGCTGCGATGTCCTGATCGCGAAAGCTGATCCACACCGTCTTGTCGGGCGCCTGGATCGAATAGCTGTCCTGTTTGAGCGAGACGCGCAGTCTTTCGGCCAGCGCCTCGGCGTGCTGCCATATCTCGTCTTGGGATTTCGGAAAGCGCGGGTAGTTGATCAGCCCGACGATCACGCCAGCCGATTCCCCGCCAGTGTAACAATAGGTCGTTTCCGTGACCGTGACGCAGAAGCCAACCTCGTCGCAATAGTCGAGGCAGGTTGTCTCAGCCTGCGTCGCCAGCCCAGCAATAAAGATGCTGATCGGATAGCTAGGCGCCTCGGCGCGGTGCGGGTTCACAGCGAGCACCAATTGTCGTCGCAACCGGGCTCCCGCTCGATCACGTCCTCAAGTAGCGGCATGTCGGGCCGATAGTCAGCGGGTCGGAACTTGCCGGGCTCGCTTTTCGCCCAACGGATGACCTCGCGAATCCCTGTTGCGCCCATCTTCCCCTTGGGATCGAACATTGGCCGGCCGACTTTGCCCTCCAGCGCTTCGACACGGGCGATATGGTCCTCCGAGGCCATCCGCAGATCGTCACGATTCCAGTTAATGCAGAAGCACTCTTTGGAGCGGTGCGGCAGCACCGGGAAGGGAGTCTTGAGGATCATCGCATCGCGGTCGGCATCGCTGAATTCGACCAAGGGGTGCCAGACATGGCGACCGTTGTCCTGTTCGGGCAGAAATGCCTGAGCGGCCCTGCGGGCATCGCTCTCGGCGCGTCGTACCCCGACGCAAATAACGGCACGTTTCTCCGGGTCGAAGGTCTCTACCCACTTCAGGAAGGGCTTTATCTTCAAGTATTTGGTGCAAAACTTCCGGATGCGCGTTGGAAACATGCCGGTCTCGGTCTGCCCAAGCACCATCGCCTCGAACCCTTCCGATTCCAGGCGGACTGGGATCCAGCCAAGCGAGCGAACCCAAGCCTCAGCCTCGGCAACGCGCTGTTCCCAAGCCTTGTCGGCCCAGACGGTGTCCGAATAGGTGACCGTCACATCCTTCAGCTGATGCTCATGCAAAAGCTGGAGCATGGCGATGCTGTCGTTGCCGTAAGAGCAGCGTGCGATGTAGCGTTGGCGAGTCACGCCTTGCCCCCTTCGCCCAACGCGCGCACCATCGCCCGGTGGACGATCAGCCCCTCACCGCCAAAGCGATCCAGGCCCTTCTCGGCCATCTGCTTGCGGGTGCTGCGGGCGGGAGCGAAAGCCGATGGCGCCGCATGGTCGGCCCGGTCGAAGTCCTCCCGATATGGGAGCATCCCAAGGGCAACTGGCGTGTGTCGCCGACCGGATCGACGAGCGAGCTGGACGCCATCGCGAAGGCGGTTGAGGTGGTTCGCGGGGAACATCCGTATTGCGCGAGGGGCTGAGGCCGTCATGATCCGCGCCTTTTTGCAGCATCGAGATATCGTCGCGCGCCCTTGAAAAGTTCGGCAGCAAACTCGTCGTCGCCAAACAGTTTTGCATTGTGCGCGGCATCCCGGAGATAAGCCGCTGTTCGACGCATGCGGCTGCCGGCTGTCGCATCGTCCCAGCCATGGGGGTTGCGCATCACCGCTTCTCCTCTTGGAGATAGGCTCGAAGCTGGAGGCCGAGAGGGGTGAGGCGAGGGCCACCATCGGCTTGCGATGCGATCAGTCCCTTGCGATCGAGGGCTTGGCGACTGCTATCGTTGCGCCAGATCGGGCAGAAACTGACCTGCTCGCCGTTCCTATGGAAATCAGGATACGGCCACGCGCTGACGATCGTTGCCCTCTGCGCCTCGCTAAGCGCCCGCGCGGTGTCGGGGATGGAGGTCATGGGCGCATCTCCGCCATGATGGCTTTGTACTTATCCCAATCGCGAAGGTGCTTTTCGGTGACGCCGTGCTTCGACTGGAACATCGCGCACTTGGAGTTGCCGAGCCCGTCCTTGTTGCGTGGGATCAGCCAATCAAGGATGACCTTCGCAGGGTTCTCATGCTCGTTACACATCTGGTAGGCGTATATCAGATGCGCCTGCATGACCGGGCAGATCGGATCATCTTCACCGCCTGCATGGGCGCACTTGTTGCAATTGTCGGCTTCCCAGCAATCGCCCTCGGTCGCGTTCGAGAAGTAGCCCATCACCCGCGCCCCATCTCTGGCGTGGCGGAGTTCTCCCCCTCCCGCACGGGGGATACGGAGAGGGCGGCGTCGAATCCGCAGGTACAATATCCATAGCCGCCGACGATCCCGCAAAGTCCGTCGTGACGGGCGTATCGCTCAAGCGCGCCGTGCAAGCGGATGATATCGGCTTTAAGCCTATCCCGCTCAGCCTCTGCGGCGTTGGCCTGATCATCAATTGCAAGTGCCGCTCGTCCTGAAACCTGCGATCCTGCGATGGCCCCTTCGACGAACGCTTGGTGCATGAGCGCCCGCACCTTCTCTCGGAAGCGAGACAGAATGCCCTCGTCCGAGACGCAGGAGAAAACCGAACATATCGCCGCGACCATTCGATCGACGCCGACCAGTGCGAGCCAATGATCGGCTGCGCTGTCGATGCGATCGGTCCCTCCAGCAATGTCGGTCTCAATCAGGGATTGGCGCTCCAGGTCTTCCTCGAAGCCAGCAACTTTGGCCGCGAGCCTACCCCGCTCTTCCATGAGCGCGCGGAGGGCAGCGACGGCGGCACGATCCAACTCGGCGTCGTCCGCCTGAGCATATCCAGCGAGGATCTGAGCGCGGCCTTCCAGCCGCTCCACCAGCCCGAGCAGTTCGGTGTTATCGGTCATGGGGTGGCTCCTCGCGATTAGCCAGTTCGAGCAGAACATCGGCGTGGCACGGCTGATCGAGCGGGCACCAGCACGCGAGGTTCTTGCCGCGAAGTTCCTTGATGCGTTCGGCGAACTTCTGCTGCCCAGCAAGCCACCTGAAAGCGTGCACTGCCTCGGCAGCGTTGAGCGGCTGTACCCAGAACTTGTAGTTCGGGTCGCGATCGTTCACGAAGAATTTGAGCTCGCCGATAACGAACGGATTTCCGAACTTTCCCGGCCGGGCCACGCTCACCGTGTTTTCCGGCATCTTCCAACCGCTCTTGCGGCTGAGCTGCACGCGATATGGCCCCTCCCTCATTGCTCATTGACCTTGCGGGCGAGGTGGGCGCGGAGAGCGGCGCAGACCACGAAGCGGGGGAGAGCCTTCAGGAAGGCGTTTCCATCCGTGCTCGCGAACGGGCACCGAACCATTGCCTCAATAAGCACTTGATAAGGATCGTCTCCTGACAGCGTCATCGCCGCGTCGAGCGAGACGGTGTAGCGCGGAGCGATGCAGAAACCGCGAACGCCGGGCTTCCAAAAGCGTCCAGCGACATCGACTTTGCCACCGCAAAGCAAAGCGGCAATCTCCGCATCCAGCTCGCGATCCGGCCCCGTCGCCTTCTCGCAAAGCTCCGCTACCGCCTCAATTTCGGGCATCAGGATTCTCCTTGGGGGTGCCATTTTGAAGCGGCTTCGAGGAACAGCGATACGCCCTCACCATAGCCCAAGGCGGAGAGCGTCTGGTTTGACAGGGTATCCAGGGCTCGATGCGCCTCGTGCCCGCTCATCGTTTCCACGATATGCGTCACTGCGGCGGCGAACTCCGCCGGGCTGATGGCCTTCGAGGCGGTCAGCATACGCCCGCCTCCCGCGCCAACGATCGCCGAGAAGTTCGTCCATGGGACTGTCGTAGCGATGGCCGTTTTGTCCGAGAGAACTGGCGTCGGCTCGTTGGAAACGGGCGTTCGCCAGCGACGGCGATTCCCCTGAGCATGTGGGTTTGCGGCCAGACGCAGCCTAGCTCCGCCTCGATCTCTTCCACCCGACGCCAATAGGCATCACAGCCGACCGGCTCCTGCTTCGGGTCGCCGATCCAGCCCATCGCGACCAATGGGTATTTCTCAAGCAGCCGTCCAAAGCGTGCGATCGGACCGTCCATATGATAGACCGGGACACCCTTCTCCAACCGGAACGGCCAGTCGAGAAGCTGTCCGTCATTGAGCTGGGACGGAGCGCCAGGAATGTCCGGCATGATCGCGACCGTTTCGGGTTCGTCGATCCACGGCTCCAGCCATTCGTAATATGGCCGGTTGTCGAGGTTCGCCTCGCTCCATTCCTTGCCGGCCTTGAGTGCTGCCATCCATTCCGAAAAGCGGCCATTGTCGGCCATCCTCTTGGCCGCGATCTGGCGTACAAGCTTCAACTGATCGGGACGGTAGAAGCTGACCATCAGATTCCGGCCGGCGCATACATCGAGCAACGCGGCGTTCGGCGTGATCGGCGTGACGTGGAAGATATCCGCCATCACTCGCCCCTCAGAGCGGGAGCGGGGGAGAGGCATCCGGGACAGACGGCGCGATTGCCGGGCCCGATTTTCCACCCTTGCGCACGAGCGGCCGATAACGCCGAAGAGCGATCGCCACCTTGCGGATTATCGTTCCCATGGCTCCAGCAAAGGAAGCGCAGAACGTCGCCTGGGGCATGACCCGACTTCCGCACATCGCAGTGCACTTCGACGTACAGGCTCATTCCCGCCCTCCCTTGATCTTGGAGAGGAGTTTATCGCCGCGCTGTAGCGCTTTGGTGCAAAGGTGAGCTCTGTGGTAGCCGTCTCGCGGCCGAACAAAGTTGAGTTGTCTCGTTAGTTCTTTAACAACCCCAATCACCTCCCCGATGATATCGGGGTGGGGCTGGGATGCGAGGCTTGGAGTTCCGATAGGGAGACGCCACGCCTTCTCAAGCTCGCGCAAGAGCGGAACAGCATCGCAGGTGCAGTCAGCGTCTCCGTTGCCGCCGATCGCCTTGCACTCGCTGTCGTGGTGCACGACTTCATAAAGGCGAGCCATGAGATGGCGCCCCTGAAGCGATCTGCACCCGGTCTCGACACATTCCGGGTCTAGCCATTTGTGGTCGAAAATCTTCGCGCAGAGATTGCCTCCCACCTCCCCGCCGCGTTGATCCGGCTCGGGGGTGAGACGAACAGCAGCGGCAGACAATAGAGCACGAGCATGTCCGCCGATGCCGTGCGGCGTGAGAGCGCCTGCATCGCTCAAGGCAATAAGCGCTTCAATTGATCTGATCAGGTGCGCGTCATCGCCCCGGAAATCATCAACGAGTTCCATGCGGTTTCTCCAGCGAAACTTCGGTGTAGAGCCCCTTGTCGCGCTTCCAGACCCATTCGAGCCATATCAGCGTCTTGTCGGGGCCATTGCTTAGGAAGATGGGGAACAGGGCAAACCGTCGCCGCCAGCCGTCATCGTTTGAATGGCGGATCATTCCACCCCTCCCGCCGCATCGGTGGTCGGGGCGAGCGCGGCCAGTTGACTAAACTGTCTCCGGCTAAGCGTGATTTGCGACGTATCCCCGTCTTCACCTTCCGGGTCGCGCTGCTGAATATAGACGTTGCCGCCCATTGTGACGGTCAACCCGACGAAACCGCCTTCCTCGTCCGCAATCGTGAACTGTCCAGTCTGCTCCCCCTTCTCGCTCGCCGTTTCGGGCGAGGAGAGGGCGCGGATGGAAGCTGGGCGCTTCCGCCACGATGACCAAACAGCGTTCCAATCGCCATGATGCGCAGTGCTGCACCCGCATTCGCGGCAGCGGATCACGTAAGGGTGAGCCTTATCGTCAGTCTTTATGAAATCCGGATCGGCCGCGCCGCAATGTGCGCAACTATCGTCCACCGCCCGATCTGCGGCGGGCTGGAGGGCGGCGAGGATGGCGCGGAGGTCACCTCGAAACGTGCTCCAGCGATGCGGATAGGCGGCGTATATTTTTTCGACGGTTAAGCCGGATGCTACATCCGCCACCCGCTCCCGTTCATTCATCGTCCTGGTCCTTTTTGGCGAGGGCGGCGGCGATCGTGAAACATGTTGCGGCTTGGTGGGCCATTTCCCAGGCCATGAATGGGAAATCCCTAACTGCCCCAGCCGCCAGTAACTCGCCACGGCGCCGCCATGCCGAAGGGGAATTCGCTTCGTGAGCGGTTCCGCGAATCTCTTCCATCGGGCGCGGATCGAGCCTGCTGCCGCTCATGCCTCTTCTCCGGTTTCTGGAGGGGGTGGGAGCGGGCGCCATTCGTATCGGACGCCGGTGTTCAGATCATCGGCAGCGATCGAGAATGGCACAGTGATGGGGGCCGGTGTAGCGCGCCCGTTTTCGTAATCCGGCTCTATGTCGCCAACGTGAAGCCAAGCACCCAAGTCGATGCAAACAAATTCCCTGTCGCGAAGAGCATACCGAACACTCCTGAGCATCGCCCACGACCCAAAGGACGGATGCTCGCTGTTCCGAGCGATGAAGACACTGCCATCCTTCGGCGCTTCCTCGATCGGCCTCCACCCATCGAGGGAGGCGATGCGGGTGGCTTCGATCCGGTGGCGGGCGAAGGCTTGGACGAGACTGTCGCTGTCCTCGTAGCCCGCTCGAACCTCCTTAACACCAGCCGCAAACGCGATAGCTGGGCCTTGTCGTTCCCAGTAAAGCGCTGCCGCTTCCCGATCGGCCTGCTCTACCGGCGCGGGGTTAGGTGGGGTGGTCATTGCGGCACCTCTTGAGCCCGCAACACGATCATGGTGCTGTCGTCCGAATCTTGCTGGCGGACCCATCCGCCCCGGCACGGATAGAAGCTCCCGCGCTTGATGCTCAGGGCCCGCGAGCCATCGTGGAGCTTGCCGAGAATACCCTTCTCGGTATCGCCTTCCGGCGTCAGGATGATCTGCTCAAGACCGTCCTCGATGTAGAGGGCGATCTTCATCCCCGCCCCCTGATCGCCAGCACCGTCTCATCCTGCGCCTCGGCAATGCGGGTGCGGTCTTCCTCGGGCAGGTCGCCGATCTGGTCCGAATGCATGCGCATCAGGAGCGTCACCGCCTTCTCGCTCTGGCACTCGCGGATCTTGGCGATCAGCTCGTCGGGGTCGAGGTTGTTGGTTTCGCCTCGGTCGGAGAGGGTGGGGCCTTCGCCGAAAGGATCGTCATCAGTTTGCGCAGCAATCGCGGCATCGACTTCCGCCGCCAACTCGGGGCGCTTGTCGGCCAGCCACGTGCGTTGCTTCTGCACAGCGGGATCGGCGCTGACATCCTCGCCCGCCCTGATGCGCTCGATCAGGTCGCGAACGCCATCCGCCACTTTGTCGGTGCTCTGGCCCGGGTTGGTCGGCCCGCTCCGGAGTGGTAGTATCTCGTAGGGCTTTGTCGCCGCCCGGCTGGTTCGCATGAACTCGACAATGCGCTCCTTCAGTCCGGTCATGTGGGATACGCGTATCCCGCCTTCTTCCTTGCCGGCCCAAGTGACGCTCGGGTCATAGAACAGCGTCATGGCCTCGCCGATGTACTTGCTCGCGTCGGCGCCCCAGACACGCACCATCAGACGCCGGACTCCTTTGCAGGGTCGGAATGCCTTCTTGTCGCCCTCGATCATCACGGAGACGGGTTGGTCGTCGCCGGCCTTGATCCGCACCTCTTTGATGACGATGGTGCGTGGTGCACCGATCAAATCGGCCGCATTGATCTGGTCCGATTTGGCGATGATCGTGCTGCTCATGTCGTTCATATTAATGCTCCTGAAAGTCGGGCGAATTCACCAAAGTGCTCGGATGCGGCGCGCTCGTAGGCTGCTGCCGCATCCCGCTCCTCCTTGAACAATCCCAGGAATATGGCCGTCTTGTTTACTCGGATAGATGCCACCCATCGGCGCTTCCGTTTATTCCAACACACCCCTTTGTAGTTCGATGCGGCGTTTTTATTAGGCTGCCGGTTACGCGCGTTCTGCACGCGGGTTGCGGTACGAAGGTTAGCCCGCGTGTTGTTCAATCCGTTTCCGTCGATATGGTCGGTGTGGAGCCCCGCAGGTGTTTCATTGACCATACGATGCATGCCAACACTGCTGTAACCTCCATCCCGCCTAACATTAGTGGATGCGTAAACCGTGTTTTGTCCCTTCGCGATATGCCACCTAAGCGCAGAAATACGCTCGTAGTCTTCATCGTCTACTTGGGCGAAATATCCCCCATGGACTGGCACAAGTTTCATATGTACATATCCTGCTGTACGCGACGTTCAGTTCGGATAATTTTTGAGAACTCTGATAATGATGCTTCGTAGGCAGATTTCTTCTCTGCCAGCCTTTGCTCAAACTGCGCCGCTGCCGCTTCAATCGCAGATTGGGCTGTAGGGTCAGGCTCAACCCGTTTCACAAAAAGCGGGAGTCCTCCTGAGTAGGACACAAAGTCGATGTATTTCCGGCCGGAAACCAGCAAGCCAGTCTGAAGCTGTATCGTGTATTCCGCCGGCACATCGTTCTCAGCGATGGTCTGGATCTGGAACTTTCCGCCGCGAGACTTGCACTCGATCAGGCCATCATCGCCAACGAGACCGTCAGGCGAATAGCCAATCGTGAAGCCCCACTTATCGTTTGTGACGAAGCCAGTTTCGACCACGGGCGCATAATGCTCGGCGTAGGCGGCGCGGGCGTAGAACTCGTCCTCCCTGCCGCGAACCATCGCGTCCGAAACGTATTGCGGCTCAATGAAGCCGGTTAGGCGCTGGAACAGCAATTCCCACACGTGCGCGCGCGTCTTGTCGTTGTCGGCGATCTTCAGCGTCGGCGTGAGGATCTTGCACATTTCGGAGGCGCACAAGAGGCCGCATCTGGCAGCTAACCATTCGTCGCTGCCCTGGATGAGCTTGTCATGATAAACGACGCCCATCACCCCCGCTCCCCGAGCATGCCCGCCGTGCCGGACAGAGGCTCGCTGGAGTGGACGCACGGGTCGGGGGGTGGGGGTGTGCGGTAGAGAATGGAGTGGCCGTCCGGCAGATACTGGCGGAACGCGGCGACGGCCTCGTCGAGATTGGGGTGTCGTTCCGACATGCCGCCCTCGTGGGAGCGCTGGAAGAACGACAGCTCGAAATACCCCACCGCCTTGGCGCGGATTTCGCAGCGAATACGTGCTTCGTGGCAAAGGAAGACCAGACTGGTGAGCGGGTAGAAGTCGAACGTAGCCATTCGGCCATCGCGCCAAGGCACAAACATGCCGCTGCGCCGATTACCTGTGCCCCAATCGATCTTGTCCCAGTTGATCGGTGCGTTGTAGATTCCGCCGCCGACCATGCCGAGGATGTCCATGACTTTCGCCTGGAACTCGGTCAGCTTCTCTGGAGCCGGCTTGTAGCTCTTGCGATTGCGGTTGATCTGGTTCGCGGCGGCATTGTTATCGGCCGCCCAACCAGCATGATCCATGTGCTGGTAGCCCATGCTATTTCGCTCCCACGGCCATCAGGCCGATCAAAAAGATTGCGATAAGGACGATGGTCACGGTCGCTCGAACCAGCCCCCGCCAATTAATCAGCGGACGCGGGTCGCCGGCAAACCCGCTCCCACGAGGTTCAACGCTCGTGTCCACGATGAGCTTGGCGTGCCAGTGGCCTAGATCATGCCAGGGGATCATTGTCCGCGCTCCAGTTCTCTGCCGCGCTTGATGCCGAGTAAGACATTCTCGATCAGAGATGCCTCCTCAGTCAGGAGTGCCTTCTCAAGACTAAACTCTGGATCATGCTCGGCCGCGTCGCCAAATACAGAAACCGCGACTATCTTCCGCGCTTCAACAAGATCCGGATCAACCGGCTCGGGGAGAAGGGCGACGATGGCGCGCAATTCCCTACGCAGGCGCAGTTCGTCATCGGTCGATGACTTCCCCACGAAGGGATGATGCGTGTGTCCGTCGTCCGTGAGCCGGTCGCATTCGTGGATGAACGCCACCATTTTAAGCACCACCGCCGGGGAAATCTCGGGGGTCATGCTGCTTGCTCCTCAAACCAAGCCTCGATCTCGGCGATCAGGTCTTCACGGGTGCTGGCGTGCAGTTGGGTGCCGCTACTGACCCAGCCGTCCTCTTCGCCTTCCCATGATGCGTCGTAGTCAGGGCTCGTCGCGGACCAGTCGAAGCACCGCATAGGGATCGGGGGATAGTCGAAGCTGATCGACCAGCCGCGATAGGTGTCGGGGATGCTCACGCCACACACTCCTTCGTCATGCTGGAAAGCCGTCCCCGCCCAATCTCCGCCATCCGCTCCCACAGCCGCGCGTCGTCCATGTCGCCACGGTTCAGCGCGTCACGGTGCAGGCGGGTCGAGGTCGCGATGTCGCGGGCTAAATCCACAGCCCCGCGAACGATGCGGGCTTGGGGCGCGCTCCCATCGTTAAGCGCGGTGGTGAGGGTGCTCATGCGGCGATCCCGCAAATGACGGACCCCAACCCGGTGGCCAGAAATCCAAAGAGCGATCCGACGGGGCGTTGGCCATTCGCGACTTCCCTGACGAAGTTGCTGAACCAAATGCCTGCCGTGAAGGCATTGAAGGCGCAGAGAGCAATCACTTTCCCGTCCCTTCTCTATCTTCAGCGGAGGTCGCGATGTCGCGGGCTATGTCGGAGGGGGTGCGGTTCATGATGCCGCTCCGGTGGCGCGGGCGATGGCGGCTTTCACTGCATCGCGATCAAGCCAGACGATGAGCCCCAGCTTTTCCGTTCCTTGGTCGGCATGAATATTCATTTCCGTGCCAAAGGTGATCGAGGTGCCGCGCTTGTGATGATAGTCGAGAGATTTGGCGCACTGGTCCAAATTCTGGAATTGCACCTTCTCGTCACCGCACGCGACGATCAGTTGGCTCAAAGAAATCGCCATCACCCCCTCCCTTCGCTATCTTCGGTACAGCGGGCGGCGGCGCTGGCTCCATTGGAGAAACCAGCGGGAAGGCCCTCACGCTCAGGGATGACGACCAAGTCATCAAAGGCGCCGAACACCCGATCCCAACCGCAACCTTCGAGCCTGCCGTAATGGCGCTCAATGTAACGCAGGCCAGCTACGGCATCGGCGTATGCGTCACGAAGGCGTTGCGCCCGCCCTTCCGGCTCTAAACCGGGATGCTGCCAGCTCACGCCGCCAACCTCCCCAGCCCGCGCAATTCCTGCGCCGTTGCGGGGTCGATTAGCTCGCCATCGAACGAGGCGGCGCGGCTCGGCGCGAGATAGCGGTCAGCCAGCTCGTCGCCGGTCCAGCCTTCCTCCTGCGCCAGTTCTTCCGCGATGGCGTAGACCCCGCGCTCTAGATCGGCGTGCGCGTAGGACCACGTGAACTCGCGGTGCATCTCGGCGAGAAGGCGCATCTGGTCGCGGGCCGGGAGGGCTCGGAACTGTGCTAGAATGGTGGGGGCGCTCACAGACCGGCTGCCACTTCGCGGGCCATGCCAATCGACGGGCAAACCCGGATCAGCTTCTGACCGCTGTAGACATAGAACTCGTCGTCGACCGCGTAGATCGTGACCCTGTCCGATTTATAGACCTCGGTGATCGCCATCGTCTCGCTCCCAATCTCACCTCCTTCCGGCTGGGCGGGAGGAGGGGTGTGGCATCCATCTGCGCTACTTCCTTTGCGTGGTCAAGCCTTCTTTTTTGCGTTGCTCATTTTTTTTTTGT